CAAGCTCGGAAACTGAGCGGCTGTGATACAAACGCTTGGATGTTTTCTCATAGGTACTAACTACGAAGGGATACTTTCCGTGAGAGTAGTCTAGCAATTGATGTTTAGCATACATCTCAGGCACTCGGTCATGTAAAATGGTGCAGTATATGCCAGGTATTCCATCTTCATCAAGTAATCGTTGATAGCAATATACAATACGAATAGTATCGTCATCATCGCGGATAACTTCCTCCTCCAGCCGTAAATTATTAATTGGTACATCGGACTCCCCTCTTTGAGATAACTCAATGGCAGAGTCCACAAACTCCTCATCCCACCCTTCAGTGTTTATCTTTGCCCGCAGTTGTTCGGGTGTCATGTTTATCACATGAAAGCAATAAGGTGCCTCCTGTGGGTCAATGGTGTAGGATGGCCAAAATACATCCTCATCGGGAGCCAAGGCTTTGATGCGGGGTTGGTTAATAACCCGGCGGGTGACAGGGACCGTAGTCTCCCCATCCTTACGCATCTCCCTAAGCATCGCCCGTGCTTTTGTCTTGGATACATTGAATTGTTCTTTGAGGGCAGATGACAACTCATTGTCCATACTGCCGTCCTGGATGACCTGTGCGATCTGAGGCATAACCTGCGCGATCTCTTCTAGCTTAATGGATTGTTGCTGTTTAAGGTCTTGGCTTTCCCAATAAACATAATGCACCATCATGCCCTTTTCATAGAGGTGGTTTAAGCCAAGTTCCACTTGGTCATAAAATTCTTCCATCCTACTATTTACGAGCCACCTAATAAACGAACTAATAACATTCGCCCTTTCTATATCATCTGACTCCACCGGAGTTGCGACGATGTGAGCGCGTCGTACAGCATTAAGTGACATTGAGACCATGCAATTAATAGTCTCATCCACGAGTCTTACCTCCTGGTCACTTGCCCCATCGAAGGGAAATACCTCTCCTGTCTCAGATAAAGTGCTGTGCTTTTTAAAATCATCACTCTTACCTGCCCATAGGCAATTACGGGTATCGTAATCTCTTTGCCTACGGTCGATCCATTCGCCTAAGTCACTCTTAGTACGGCGATAAGTCTCCTGTAAATAACCCACATCGGGTTCTTTGGAGACAAACAATAGTTCGGGATCAGACGCGCTTTGCATATGCGTAGCAGATTGTAGACTTTTGTAGTTGACAAGTCAAATTCTTTTAATACCCGCCACCACCTGTGGCCACCATACTAGAGGATGTGATGTGGTCTGCCCCACTTACCATGAGGTAACGGATGCAATCGATGTAGTCCTTGAAATGCTCGGTTCGGGATTGACCGCTGTACTCAAGCAGGCAGGTTATAGTATTATCACAACGGTCTGATACATAAAGTTTTGGCTTATTATTAAGGGTCATTGGCGAAGTGTCATCCCATGACAAGGCATCATTTATCTTGGCAATCCCCGTCTCAATCTCCACGCCTGGTGCAGGACGCATAACAAAGCCAAGGTTCGCCATTGTGGTGATAATATTACTCTCTCCCTCTTTCTCCCTCACCGTGGCCGATCCCATGCGTGGGTCAACAATGCGCTCAAAAATGTCCTCTTCATGTTCACACTCTTCGAAATGGTTCTTATAATCGACATATCCCCACCCAAGAGGACGCTGGGCAGGACCAGGTTTCCCCACACTCTTCCCTACCCCGTTGACATGAGGTAATGCCCACTGCCCCATCGTGCTGTCGGGGAACTCGCGATAAATATAAATACTCCCATCCCGCATAACTCCTGCCCATAATCCCACCCAAGGCTTACTTCCCCCAGGGTCGCAGACAAAGTACCGGGTGACCGGTATGGTGTCATCCTGTATAAATGGAATCTTCTCGTGAGGCACCACATTGGTCTCGCGGTTAAACTTCGGGAAACGCCCCTCCATTGCCTTGGACGGTACCCCGAATAATCGGGCAAGCTTTGTCTCCAGCGGTTGTTGCGAGTAGGTACGAATCAACTCCTTGCCATCTATGAAGGGCGAGTCCTGCGTCCAAAAGTAATGAATGCGACAATCGGGCCAATTCGCAGACACCTGCTCCACGGGTAACTCCCGCTGTAGTAAATCGCTATATCGGGTACGCACCGTCTCCGCACCCTTGAGTAAACTATTTATCAAAGGTGTCCACCCCTGCAATGTTGTGAAGGTCAAAATCAACCTACCGTGGTAGTCCACCGTCCTGCCGAGCAATGTATTAAAAATACTCTCCGGCACCTCTTCATCGAGATGTATCGCGTGTGCAGACCAACCTTCAAAGATTTGCGGGTCTGCCATGTACTGCCTGTAATTATTAAAGTATATCGTACTGCCCCGCTCCGCACCCGGTGTGGTGGGTGGCAGGATCGCCTTGGCAGAGTTAAACCCATTCTTTTGGTTGTACTGCAAGCTATGATTCTCGCTCTTCTTCTTTGTTCGCTTATAACGAGCAGGCAGGTTTGCCCATATGTATTTTTGGGCATCAGTAATACTACGCTCCTCTGTCACATGCATTGAGCGAATTTCAGCTTCGGGTATCTGCTGGGCTAAGTGGACTAACATACGAGACGCGAACATCGTCTTGGAACTGCGGTTGCCGCCGAGTATGACATGAATCTTATCCTTATCCCACCGCTCCATCACCCTGCGCCACCCAGGTAATGTCCATCCCCATGCGATAGGGTCCTCTATTTCGCTATTGGGTTGGTCAATGATTAAGCGACTCAACATCTCTGCCCGATCCTGTGGTAAGGCATCCACCTCTTCCTCGCTCAAAGCGCAGGCAAGCTCGCCCTTTACAAACTTTAAATCATCTGTCCACGGGATACCAAAGTTGGCATCCACCTCATCCGCATAGGTTAACTTAGGCATTTCTCTTCAATTACATAGAGATAAAACCACAAATCGATAACCTCTTCCCGGCAACTGCGTAGCTTCTCCTCCAGCGTCATTCGGGATAACCCCTTTGTGCCATCGGGGTTATGCTCCCGCACGCCCTCCATAAACTTCTTTCGGGCATCCTCGTTGAAGCGTTTTAAGGCCTTATCCATTATTTCCTCATCTTTCATTGAATCCCTCCACTACTTTACATTGCTCCGGGTATACCCGAAATACAGGCTCTATATCCTGCAAGTCGCGGGTGGCGGTTGTGCGGCCACCCCACTCAAATTTATAATCCCTACTGAAGTCCCAAGTGTGATAGCACACTTCATCCGTACATCTGAAAATCAGATTAAATTTCCTGTTAGAAGTGTCATGCAGTAACTTGGCGGCCTCGATCTTCTTGTACGAAATCATAAACGGATACTGCCCATACCTTATATTTAAACACTTTAACTCCGCCCAACTATACCGGTCACCGCTCTGAATAAGGTAGTCAATCTTCCACTTAATCGGGTTAAGCTTATGGAAGTGACAACCCCATTGCTTAGACAAAAAAGCCTCCACCTTACGCTCATTAGCAAGGTCAGTTTTTGTCTCGTACCTGGTGCGGATCATCCCCTTGCCTGTATTTCCATTCCTATGATGATGCCCTCTTCGAGCGTGTTGCACGGGATTTCCGCTTCACCGACTGCCCAGCCTTGCGTATCCGTTCCAACGCCTCTTGGCTTAATTTCAATGTCGGTGGCCCCAGCTTTAACAAGTCGCACCGTGGTAATTTTTGTACGGATAGTGGTATTGCTCGCCCGTACTTTTTCCAATAAATCGGATTCCATCCAGGTGGGACTTTCATTATCCATTGCTCTGAGCCATTAACTCCATTACCTGTTTCTCTAACTCCCGCACCCTGCGAAGAAGTTCATTATTTTCCTTCGTTAAACGGTCCACTATTTGGGGCCAATTTTCTAGTTTCTTACCTGTTGGTTTATATATATTCATTCCTCCTCCTCCTCATCTAGTTCTATCTCACTTTCAAAATCCACAACCTCCTCGTCGTAATACTCATCCACCGCCTCACCCAGGCACTCAAGTATCTCATGCTGTTCCATATCACTCTCCTCTTCCCATCTGTGAAACAAAGCCTTGAACTCATGAATTAACTGCCTAGAGGCTTCCATTTTTAAAATTTGTTTGGTTTTTGTCCCGTAACACACGCGGTATGTTTTTACGGATTGCAATGCAGTTACCATCCTCATCGCGAATATTATTCCCGTGTTTATCTTTAAGGAAAAAATCCACCTCATTCTTAGACCAAAAGCGATACCACCCCGCTAGTGCCTCCTCACGAGTAAGGTACACCTCTGTACTACTCGTCTTCATCTCCACAATCGTCATGCTCGTGCTTGTCCTCCAAGTCGCACTCCTCTCCGCAATGTACGCAGAAAAACCGCAACGGGTAACTCGCCCAGCCTAAAAACTCACTCATTCATCTTCCTCCCTCCGTATCCGGTACAAAAGCTGATAATGTTTTGGGTATTATCCACACTTCAGAAACTTCTCCTTATTGTTATAGTAATACTCCTTGAAAAAAGGATGCACATATAAGCCATTCTCCACGCGGTATCTCCAACTTCTGCTGTGATGCTTTAAGCAATACTCAATAAAATGTGTAGGCACTCCAGGTATAGCCTTCCTCAGCTTCTTCCTCTCCTCCTTCTTTGCAACGAGTTTGAGCCTCTGCTTCTCATCGTGGTCATAGAGTAATGACTTCTTATCAATCACGGGAATTGCCACCAATTCACCAGCAGTCTTACCAAAATCGATATACCGCATAATCCTCCGG